TGATGCGGAGCATGGCGAATGTGGAACCTTTTGCGGCGAACCCGAAAAAACCAGAAATCAGGACGTGATGTAAAAGAGGTGGGCTGGACCAGCCTGTTTCAGGCGGTGGCTGAGCCTTTTGCCGGCGCCTGGCAGCAGGGCGTGAAAGCCGATCCGGAAAGTGTCCTCTCCTTTCATGCGGTGTTTTCTTGCATTTCGCTGATATCCCAGGATATCGCCAAAATGCGACTGCGCCTGATGCAGACCGATACACAGGGGATCCGCCGTGAAAAACGGCAGGGGGATATTGCCCGTCTCTGTCGTCGTCCCAATGCACAGCAGAATCGTATCCAGTTTTTTGAACTGTGGCTGAACGCCAAACTGCGTCACGGCAATACGGTGGTGCTGAAAATCCGTAACTCCCGGGGGCAGATCAAAGAACTGCGTATTCTGGACTGGAGCCGGGTTGAACCTCTGGTGGCGGATGACGGCGAGGTGTTCTATCGCATCACGCCGGACCGGAACTGCGGGATCACGGAGGCGGTGACGGTGCCTGCCCGGGAAGTGATCCACGACCGGTTTAACTGTTTTTTTCATCCGCTTGTGGGGCTGCCGCCGGTGTATGCTGCCGGGCTGGCGGCCACGCAGGGGCATCATATTCAGGAAAATTCGACGTCTTTTTTCAGAAATGGCGGCAGGCCGTCCGGGGTGATTGAGATCCCCGGCAGTATTACGGAAGAAAATGCGAAAAAACTGAAGAGCAACTGGGACAGCGGGTATACCGGCGAAAATGCGGGGAAAACGGCCATTTTGAGCAACGGGGCAAAATACAACCCCACGACGTTTTCACCGGTGGATGCGCAGACGGTGGAACAACTGAAGATGACCGCTGAAATTGTCTGTTCGGTGTTCCGTGTCCCGGCCTACAAGATTGGCGTTGGCCAGCCACCTTCCAGTGACAACGTGGAGGCGCTGGAGCAGCAGTATTATTCCCAGTGCCTGCAGACGCTGATTGAGTCCATTGAACTGTTACTGGATGAGGCGCTGGAAACGGGGGAAAACGAGAGTACGGAGTTTGACGTCACCACGCTGCTGAGAATGGACAGCGAACGGCGCATGAAAACGCTGGGTGAGTCGGTGAAAAATACGCTTCTCACGCCCAATGAGGCCCGTAAACGTGAGAACCTGCCGCCCCTTGCGGGAGGTGATGCACTGTATCTTCAGCAGCAGAACTACAGTCTGGAGGCGCTGTCCCGTCGTGATGCCCGTGAAGATCCGTTTGCGTCGTCCGGGAAAAGAGTTTCAGCCCAACTGCCTGACGGCGCATCTGACGGTAATAAGGCAATCAGTGAAACAGAGCATGGTGCGGTGAAAGCGATGTTGAGGGGGATACTGCGAAAATGACGGAACGGGAACTGTCCATTATTCGTGCACTGGGAGAAGAATTCGCCACGGTGCTGGCGGATTTACAGCGCACATTTGAGGAGAAGATGGCCGCGCAGGCACAAGCGTTTGAAGAGAAACTGGCTTCCCTGTCGGCGGTATTACAGAAGTGCGTGACGGTGGATGAGGTACATCCGGTTCTGCAGGCGATGGTGGATGACGCTGTGGGGACCATTCCGGTACCGCGTGATGGTCGTGATTATGATCCGGATGTACTGCAGCAGGCGGTGAATGATGCGGTTGCGAATATTCCGGTACCGGCGGACGGCAAAAGTATCACCCCCGATGATGTGCGTCCGATGCTTGAGCAGATGGTGAAAGAGGCCGTAAGCCATATCCCTGCTCCGCGTGATGGTCGTGATTACGATCCGGAAGTACTGAAGCAGGTGGTGAATGATGCTGTCGGGAGCATTCCTGTACCGGCAGACGGCAAAAGTCTCACCCCGGATGATGTGCGTCCGATGCTTGAGCAGATGGTGAAAGAGGCGGTAAGCCATATTCCTGTTCCGCGTGATGGTCGTGACTACGATCCGGAAGTACTGAAGCAGGCGGTGAATGATGCGGTCGCGAAAATACCGGTGCCGGCAGACGGCAAAAGTATCACCCCCGATGATGTGCGTCCGATGCTTGAGCAGATGGTGAAAGAGGCTGTAAGCCATATCCCTGCTCCGCGTGATGGTCGTGATTACGATCCGGATGTTCTGCGGAAGGCGGTTCTGGAGGCGGTGAATGCCCTGCCGGCTCCGCAGGACGGGCGTGATGCCACGGCTCTGGAAGTGCTCCCCGCTATTGACGATCAAAAATCCTTTCCCCGGGGCACGTATGCCACACACCTGGGAGGATTCTGGCGGGCGTATGAAAAAACGCACGGGATGCGGGGATGGGAATGCCTGGTTGACGGGGTGGCGGATATTGACGTCAGTATGACGGGGGAGCGGTTGTTCTCTGTGGTGATCCGGCACAGCAGTGGCCAGCGTACGGAAAAAACATTTTCCCTGCCGGTGATGCTCTACCGCGGTGTGTTCAGAGCCGGTGAAACCTACCACCCCGGTGATACGGTGACGTGGGGGGGCTCGCTGTGGCACTGCAACAGTATGACCGGTGATAAACCCGGAGAAGCTCATGCATCAGGCTGGACCCTGGCTGCCAAACGTGGACGGGATGCAGGAGGCGGAAAATGACGGCATTACTGACACTGGAAGAGATCAAGGCACATCTGCGTGTTGACCATGACGCGGATGATGACATGCTGATGGACAAGGTTCGTCAGGCTACCGCCGTGCTGCTGGCCTACATTCAGGGCAGCCGGGATAAAGTGATTAGTGAGGACGGTGAGCTGATCCCGGGCGAGGCATTAACCCGGATGAAGGGGGCTGCCATGCGACTGACCGGGATGCTGTACCGGAATCCGGATCTTGCTGAGCGGGAAGACCTCGTGCAGGGGGAACTGCCGTTTTCTGTGTCCGTGCTGATTTACGATTTGCGTTGTCCGACGGTGTTATGAGGAGGGAGGAATGGCAATATCTGCAGGTCGTCTGACACAGATGATAAGTGTTCTGAAGCCGGTGTTAACCCGTAATGCTGCCGGAGAAATGACAGAAGAATGGGTGTCATGCGGGAAAATTCATGCGGATATCCGTGGCAGGAGCAGCCGGGAGCGGATGCAGTCTGGTGCGGAAATGGCGCAGGCGGAAATCCGCATCTGGGTGCGCGGTCAGTCCGGCCGGGAAATCACGGCAGCGTCACGACTTCATGTGCTGAGTGGTCCATGGCGTGACCGGATCCTGAACGTTGTCGGGCTGCCCGTGCCGGATGCGACCGGCGGGCGTCTGGAAATTCTCTGTCGGCTGGGAGGGGAAAAATGATCGAAACCCTGCTGGATTTTTCGGGGCTGGAGGACATCAGCCGCGATTTGCAGCTTCTGAGTGGTGCGGAAAATAACCGGGTGCTGCGTGAGGCAACCCGTGCGGGTGCGAATGTGCTGAAAGAAGAAGTGGTGTCACGGGCACCGGTACGCAGGGGAAAACTGCGCCGCAATGTGGTGGTCCTTTCCCGGCGCTCCCGCGATGGCGGGATGGAATCCGGTGTCCATATCCGTGGTGTTAATCCGGACACCGGTAACAGCGATAACACCATGAAGGCGGATAACCCGCGCAACGCTTTCTACTGGCGGTTTGTGGAAATGGGGACCGTGAATATGCCACCGCACCCGTTTGTGCGCCCGGCGTTTGATGTGCGCAGTGAACAGGCAGCTCAGGTGGCGATTGCGCGGATGAACCGGGCCATTGATGAGATACTGAGACGATGACGGAGGTGGATTTGTATCCTTATCTGGCGCATCTTGCCGGCGGGCAGGTGTACCCGTATGTGGTCCCCCTGCTGGATGGCAGGCCGTCGGTGGCGCTTCCGTGGGTGGTTTTCAGCCTGATTTCATCGGTGTCGGCGGACGTGATGGGCGGGCAGGCGGAGTCCTCAGTGTCGGTGCAGATAGACGTTTATGCCGGGACTGTGACGCAGGCGCGTCAGATACGTCAGGACGCCCGTGAAGCCATAATGCTGCTGGCCCCGGGATCCGTCAGTGAAATGCAGGACTATATTCCGGAAAACCGCTGTTACCGTGCAACCCTGGAGTTTCAGGTCACGGTGTGACTTTTTCTTTTTTCTACAGAACCCATACCCCGCCGCGTGCGGGTTTTTTATTATCAGGAGGCAGAATGTCTGCTTTGTATGAACGCTCACAGCTGACGCAGGTGATGATTTCATCTGCCCCGGCGACTGCTGAAACTATGGATAAGGCGGAATATCTGCGCCTGGACTGCACCATCAAGGAAGTCCAGTTCACCGCCGGTCAGAAACAGGATATTGATGTGACCACGCTCTGCTCCACAGAGCAGGAGAACATCAACGGTCTGGGGGCGTCGTCCGAGATTTCCATGTCGGGTAATTTTTATCTGAATCAGGCCCAGAACGCCCTGCGTGATGCCTATGACAATGACACGGTGTATGCGTTTAAGGTGCAGTTTCCGTCCGGTAAGGGCTTTAAGTTCCTGGCGGAAGTGCGTCAGCACACCTGGTCATCCGGTACCAACGGCGTGGTGGCTGCAACGTTTTCACTTCGCCTGAAGGGTAAACCGGTGTCCTATGTGGTACCGCTGGCGTTTGTGAAAAATCTGGAGAAGACACTTACCATGAATACCGGTGCGCTGCTGACAATGTCAGTCAGTGTCAACGGGGGAACGCCGCCTTATAAACACGCCTGGAAGAAGGATGGTCAGCCGGTAGAGGGACAGACTACTGACACTTTCAGTAAAGCCAATACGCAGTCAGGTGATAAGGGGGCTTATACCTGCGAGGTAACGGATTCTGCAGAACAGCCGCAGAGCATTACCTCTGATGCGTGTACAGTAACGGTTAATGGTGCGGGCGGATAAGGCTTATGGCAAAAGATCTGAAAACACTGGCGCTGGCCAGACTGTCGGGGTTCCGTCATAAAACGGTGAAGGTGCCGGAATGGAGAAATGTCAGCGTGGTGCTGCGGGAGCCTTCGGCAGAGGCCTGGTATCTGTGGCAGGAAGTGCTCAATGGTGATGGAGAGGATGACGATACCCTGTCGGTGGTGGCGAAAACCCGCCGTAACCTGGAAACGGATGTGACGCTGTTCTGCGATGTCCTGTGTGATATTGACCTGCAACGGGTGTTCACTCCGGACGACCGTGAGCAGGTGCTGGCCGTCTATGGTCCGGTACATGCCCGGTTGCTGCGTCAGGCACTGGAACTGATCGCTGATGCAGAGTCGGCCAGAAAAAAGTAGCCCGCCCGGAAATTCGCTTTCTGATGCGACTTGCGCTCCGTCTGGGGCGCACCTTATCCGAACTGCGGCACAGCCTGAGTGCGAGCGAGGCGATGATGTGGATGGAGTTCGACAGGGTATCCCCGCTGGGTGATGAGCGCGGGGATATCCGTAATGCACAGATCGTGAAAGCGGTTTTCGGGGCACAGGGGATGAATGTTGCACTGAAGGACGCCATGCTCTGCTGGGGCGAGGATGAGGATAAGCCGGAGGTGGATCCGTTTGCGGCGCTGGAAGACGCGCTGAGCCTTGCAGCAATGTCATAAATAATGATGAAAACCTGCTGTGGCAGGTTTTTTTTGCCCGGAGAAAGGTGAATGGCGACGTTACGTGAACTGATTATCAAAATTTCGGCAAATTCACAGTCATTCCAGTCGGAGATCCAGCGGGCGTCCCGTATGGGCAGTGAATATTACCGGACCCTGCAGAATGGCGGGCGTCAGGCCGCTGCGGCAGCCCAGGGAGCAGCGACGTGCTCTGGCAGAACTGAACAGCCAGTTGACGGAAATTCGCGGTTCTGCTGTCGGAATGACTGGTGCGTTTGCCGGTGCCTTTGCCACCGGACACCTGATTTCGCTGGCGGATGAGTGAAGCTCCGTGAATGCCCGTCTGAAACAGGCGTCGCAGTCATCGGATGAATTTGCGTCATCACAGAAAGTGCTGATGGATATCAGCCAGCGGACAGGCACCGCATTTTCGGATAATGCGGCCCTGTTTGCCCGTTCGGCTGCCTCGATGCGTGAATATGGTTACAGTGCTGATGATGTGCTGAAGGTGACGGAGGCCATTTCGACAGGGCTGAAAATCTCCGGTGCCAGTACGGCAGAGGCGGGCTCGGTGATCACCCAGTTCAGTCAGGCGCTGGCGCAGGGTGTATTGCGTGGTGAGGAATTTAATTCGGTCAATGAAAGCGGAGACCGGATCATACGTGCACTGGCTGCGGGTATGGGCGTGGCCCGTAAAGACCTTAAGGCGATGGCGGACGACGGCAAACTGACGGCGGATAAAGTCGTTCCTGCGTTAATCAGCCAGCTGGGGGTATTGCGTGATGAATATGCCGCCATGCCGGAAACGGTCTCTGACGGGATCACAAAGGTGGAAAACGCCTTTATGGCCTGGGTGGGTGGCGCGAATGAGGCCAGCGGGGTGACAAAAACGCTCTCCGGCATGCTGAACGGTGTTGCCGGACAGATTGATAATGTGGCAACAGCCGCGGGGGCGCTGGTTGCCGTCGGGGTGGCCCGGTACTTTGGCAATATGGCCGCAGGCGTGGGAAAGGTCACCACAGAGCTGATCGCGGCGAAGTCCGGGACGGTTGCCCTTGCAGCCGCACAGGCAGATGCGGCTGTTCAGGTGCAGCGTAAGGCGGCAGCTGACGCGCTGGCGGCAGAACGTGCCTGGCAACTGGCACAGGCTGAACTTGCACTGGCCAGAAATAGCAGTGCGGAGGCGCTGGCCACACAGAATGCCGTCGCAAAACGCCGGGCCATGATTGTGGCCAATGCCGCACTGGTACAGTCGAATCAGGCGGTGGCGGCCTCGAGGAAGGCGCTGGAGAATGCCACGTCGGTTACGGGAATGCTGAAAAGTGGCGCGGCATCCCTGCTTTCGCTTGTCGGCGGGATATCCGGTTTACTGATGCTGGGAGCCGGTGCCTGGTACACGGTGTACCAGAATCAGGAACAGGCCAGGGAGTCCGCCCGTCAGTATGCATCGACGATTGATGAAATCCGGGCAAAGGTACCGGGAATGACCCTTCCGGAACTGGCTGATAATGAGGGTAAAACTCGCGAGGCACTGGAAGAGCAGAATCGTCTGATTGCTGAGCAGGAAAGTAAAGTCCGGGGACTGAAAACACAGATTGCTGACTATCAGCGCTGGCTGCAGGAAAATCCACAGGGTGGTTCAGGTGTGGAGATTATAACCCACGGCCTTGCGGAGGCAACTGGCAAACTGGCGGTTGAACAGTCACGACTGACACAGATGCAGGAAAAGGCGAAGTCTGTACAGGAAGCTCTGGCGTCACTGGAATACAACCGTGTGGCGAGGATACGCGAGGAGGCAGCAGAGCAGAACAGAGCATACCAGGCATTGCTGCAGATGAATGTTCAGCATACGGAATTTAACCGTCTGCTGGGGCTGGGGAATGAACTGCTTCAGCAGCGGCAGGGACTGGTGAATGTGCCGTTACGGCTGCCACAGGCCACCCTGGATGATAAACAGCAGAGTGCCCTGACAAAAACAGAGCGTGAGCTGGCCCTGTCCAGACTGAAAGGGGAAGAAAAAGAGCGTGTCCGGCTGGGGTATGCGGCGGATGACCTCGGTTTTGTGGGTGATCCGTATCAGGAGGCGAGACAACGTTATATCAGTAATGCCCTGGAAGCCTGGCGCAATAACGAGGCGAATAAACCCAAATCCCGGGGTGGAAAATCAGAGACGGAAAAAGCGGAAGACAGTTTTTCCCGGCTGCTGAAGCAGCAGAAAGAGCAACTGGCACTGGCGGGTCAGTATACAGAGCTGGCGAAGCTGAAGTACCAGACTGCGCAGGGCGAACTGAAAACCCTGACGGAGATGCAGAAGCAGGAACTGCTGCGTAACGCGACCCTGATTGACCAGCAAAAAATCCGGGAACAGTTGCGATCCCGGGAAGAGACACTGAAGAATGAGAATGCGGCTGCGCGTGCGTCGAATGATGCTGAACTGCTGGGGTACGGGCAGGGGGAGCGAGCCAGAGAACGCATGCGGGAGTTGCAGCAGATCCGCGACAGCTTCCGCCAGAAGGATGCGGACCTTCAGTCTCAGTATCAGACCGGGGATATCAGTGAGGATTTTTACAGACAGGCTCTGGCACAGAACGCGCAGTATCTGAGTGAACGCCTTAAAGACCAGGAAACTTTTTATGCCGAATCGGATGCGCAGCGTGCGGACTGGCAGAAAGGGCTGCAGGAGGGATTCAGTAACTGGGTGGATAATGCGTCCGATTACGCCTCACAGGCAGCACAGCTTGCGACGGAGGGTATCTCAGGGATGGTGAATAACATCACGGAGATGCTGAACGGAAATAAAGTGGAATGGCGCAGCTGGGCCTCATCAGTGCTGCAGGAAATATCAAAAGTTCTTATGAATGCCGCGATTGTCAACGGGATCAAGACGGCGGCAAACAGTATGTCCGGTGCAGGAGGATTTCTTGGCAGCATTGGTGACTGGCTGGGCGGTGCGGTGGTCAATGCAAAAGGCGGCGTGTATACCTCGGCAAACCTGAGCGCGTACAGCAACAGCATTGTGGACACGCCCACGTACTTTGCGTTTGCAAAAGGGGCCGGGCTGATGGGGGAAGCCGGACCTGAAGCCATTATGCCCCTGACCCGGGCGGCGGATGGCTCGCTGGGCGTACGCGCCGTGGGCAGTATGAACGGCAGTGCTGGTCTGGTGTATTCCCCGGTCTACCACATCGCCATTCAGAATGACGGGGCTAACGGACAGATAGGGCCGGAGGCGGCAGGCAGTCTTGTGCAGCTGATTGACCAGCGGGTGCAGGCGGTGATGCTGTCCATGCGACGTGACGGAGGAATGCTGAGTGGCTGAGATAAAAACGCTGCATCTGGTCCCGCGTGAAGGGATGCAGGTGAGTGAGAAGCCGTCGGTGGTGAGGGTGCGGTTTGGTGACGGTTATGAACAGCGCCGCCCCACAGGGCTGAATCCTCAACTGAAGACGTTTCAGGCGGTGTTCCGGGTGACGGATGAGTCAACCCGGCGCTGGCTGGATGAATTTTTATCCTGGCATGGTGGTTACCGTGCCTTTTTGTGGCGACCGCCGAAACATAACCGGACGGTGAGGGTGGTGTGCCGGGAGTGGAGCGTCACGGATAACGCCCGGTACAGTGATTTCAGCTGTACGATTGAGCAGGTGGTGAACTGATGCAGAATATTCATGAAGAAAGCCTGAACGAGTCGGTTAAATCAGAGCAGTCACCGCGGGTGGTGCTCTGGGAAATTGACCTGACGGTGCAGGGCGGTGAGCGGTATTTTTTCTGTAATGAGCTGAATGAAAAAGGGGAGGCGGTCACCTGGCAGGGGCGGCAATATCAGGTATACCCGATTGACGGCAGCGGTTTTGAGATGAACGGGAAGGGCAGCAGTGCCAGACCGTCGCTGACGGTGTCCAATCTGTTTGGTCTGGTCACCGGGATGGCGGAGGACCTGCAGAGCCTGGTGGGGGCCACGG